AGTCTGAATGCCCATTGTTATTAATTGAATTAATCCTTGTATTAATGCTGGAAGAATCTTTGGCAATGCTTGTACAAGCCCCATGAATAACGTAACTGCACCCTGCACTAGTGCTGGTAACATGGTTATTAGTCCGTTAATTATACTATTTAAAATTTCAGGTAATTTAGCCACAATACCATTGATCATATTAACTGCGGAATTTACAAAACCAGCTATTTTATCCGAAACTTGCTCTGCTGACATTCCTGTTTTACCAATCATTAATGCTAGTGCTGCAAGTGCAGCGACAACAAGTATAATTGGATTCGCTTTTAGAAATCCGAATGCTTTTCCTAAAGCACCTGAAAATCCTGGCGCAATCTGAGCTAAGCTAGAGAGTGCCTTTCCGAACTTAGACGTGAGACCACCAACTATAAGCAGTGCTGGAGCAACAGCCGCAATTGCACCTGCTATCCCTGTGATTACTGCTAAAACACGCCCATCCATGTTAGAGATATATCCCATTACCTTTGAAAATCCTTCTTGGATTTTTGTTATCGCTGGTAGTAGTGCCGCTGCAATCTTTGAACCGATCTGTTGAAATGCCGTAATTGCTATAAATTTCATAGTATCAACTTGGTCATTAAAGGCATTGGCTTGATCTAAAGTTTCTTGGTCAACGAATTTTATTTTATTTTTCTTCATTGTTTCGGTAACCAACTGATATGTTTTGCCCATGTCTTCAATCATCGGATTCAGTTGTGTAGCTGATTTGCCAAATATTTGCATAGCTAAAGCATCACGCTCAGTCTCATTCTTCATTGATCCAAGTTTTTTTATTGTTTCTTGGAATACATCATTTTGATTTCTCAAATGTCCATCGTTGCCAACGACTTTAACTCCGAGCTTATCAAATGCGATTGCAGCATCACCAGTTCCTTTGGCAGCATTAAACATGTTCTTCTTGAGCTTTGTTTGTGCCTTTGCCATATCTTCTACAGATACATCTACTAAGTCAGCACTTGCTGCGTAAAGTTGCAATTCTTGAGTCCCTATACCCGAAACTTTTGACAAAGTATTAATATCATCTGCCGCTCTAGCAGCTTTGTATGCAGTAGCTCCTAGTGCCCCTGCAACCACCCCTGCTGCTTTAGATACTGGAGCAATTGTTCTTCCTGCGCCAGATATTTTTTCCCCTGTGTCTTGAAATTTTTGCCCAAGTTGTCCTACATGAGATGCCGCTGCATCTGTTTTTTTAAGTTCAGCATTAAACGTTTTAACTTGAGACTCACATTGAATTATATTTCTTCGGACTTCCATGTATTCCTTTGATGTCTTGTCAACACCTTCAGAGTCCATGCTTTTTTGTGCAGCTTTAAACGCTTCTAGTCGATCTTTAGTTGCCTGAATTTTTTCTTTTAGAAGCGTCTGCTTTTGTGCTAGTAGTTCAGTATTCCCTGGATTAAACTTAAGTGCCTTATTTATATCTCTTAATGCAGAATCAACGCCCTTACTCTTAGTTTTAATATCTGATAATGCTTTGCTAAGTTTCGTTGTATTGCCATCAAATTCAATTGTTATTCCTTTGATATTTCCTGCCATTTAGCCACCTAACCTATCCCAATCAGCCTGTGTTGCCTCTCTTATAACTGCCTTTTTTTCTTCATCTTTTGAGTTTTCAATCTTATTGACTTTGTTATATTCAATACAATAGTCAACTACTTGCCCTATGCTCATATTATTTACGCCTTCGTAGCTAAGTCCTCTTGCGATTGCTCCAACGATGATGGTATCAAGTTGGATTGTTTCATCATTTTTCCCAGGCTTTGAAGGCGTTTCAAGTTTTTTGTTGATACCGTACTTTCCATAATTAGCTTTAATGCTTTCGGTAAAATTACATCGAGAGGAAAATAGTTCATTGTTTCTGCCCACTCTTCAGGAGACTGGACATCCTCTCCATTTCTCTTTTTATAATTTGCATTGAGTGCCCATATGATATGAATTACTGTTGTAGACTCTAGCATTGCTATATCCATCATTATGCTCTCAACTGCATCTCTATCTAAATGTTCAACTAGATCTTTAATTTCTACTTTTTTACCTTCAAGTCCTGCCACTGTGCTCATAGCAAAGTCAACCCCTGCTGTAAGCAAAGGGAGCAGATCAGGCAGAATATCTCTACCAAACTGCTCCCTGTATTTCAGCAACCAACCTATTGAAGAATCCAAGTTCAAAACTTTTTCTTTCCCTAGTTTAATTGTCTGTACTGCCATTTTTGCTCCTTATATCTGCTGCTTTACCTTTGGAATTGTTGGTGTTTCAAATAATGTTTTATATCCTGCATTTTCAGGAGAATATGAAACTTTTAGAATTCCACTTGCATTATCTCCTACTACGGTAATTTCTATAGATTCCTCTTCAACTTCTTTGCCGTCCTCAATTGTTTTGTGTTCTCTTTTTATCGCTCCAAGTGATGCATTGAAGAATATATGTCTTCTCTTTTGTTTGTCTCCCTTTCCTTCAAATGCAAAGTATACTTGTTTTCCTGGCATGCCCTTTACTTGTCCTACACCGCCATCTTCCATTTCAGCATAATTTAAAAACTTAGTTTTAAATTCATCAGGAAATAGTGCCATATTTAGATCACCTTTCAAGCCATTATCGTTATAGTCTGAAAAATAGATCGTATCATCAGCAAAGAATTTAGATTCTTCTGATTCTGCCTCTAGCGATAGTGCCCTCATTCCAGGTACATGCATAGGTTTTTCTAGGGTTGCTACGCCTTCCGTTATTGTGTATAAGCCTATGTGAAAATTCGATGTACCAAATTCAACTTTGTTTTTGTTCATTTTTACCTCCAATTATATGTGGTAGTAGTGCACATAAAGCTTTTCATCTTCTATGTATGTGCTACCGTCATCCACAAATATTAAATTTTCTCTATTAAAGAAATTCTCTAGCTGTTCTTCTAGTTCTAGATCTTTTCGATCTGTATACAGTTCAACTCTGATGTTATTAAACTTAAAATAGTTTATATTGTCCGCTGCATAGACTCTTTTACCTTCATCGAGAAAGACAATAAATGGTACAGTGGGTTTTGATTCAAAGTGATCATAGGCAACACTAATGTTAAATTCTGATTTTAATTTTTCATAAAATGTTCGGAAATTCATAATTTGTTCCTTACCTTCGTTTCAAAATTTTTAGCTGACTCAGCTTCAACTTTAGCGATATGAGGAAATGCCCTCGTTCTACTTCCATCTCTATTGACATGTCCATACTCTAATAAGTGTGTCAGCTGATACTTGGGTTTATTGTAAACAATTTTGCTTCCCACGCCCATGAAGCGTGAACCGCTTTTAACGCTCCACCCTTTTCTGTACTTACCTGTTCTGTCTTTAAAGTCTCCTGATACTTTTAATTCATCTCTAGCTTCTTTGGCACTTTCATCGATTGCAGAGTTTAGAACATCAACGGCATGCTCACTGTAGTCATCTAGTATTTTTGTTAGCTCTTCACCTAAATTGATCTTCATTTTAAGTAGTCTCCGTAACTGATTATAGTTCTATCTCCTCGCTTATCTGCTGACAAGACTTTATGCGTGTTACCATCAACTTCAACTAGTTTTTCCCCTGCATATTCGAATGTCCACATTTCGAATCTACCAACTAGATCTAGTTTTTCATTGGCAGCACTTAACTTTGCATTAAGCGATATACTGTATGGATTAATATAGACTTCTTTCCGTGTCTCGATCGCTTTCCCTTCGTCTGAGAAATCACCTTGCTCGTATGTTGTTGTTATAAGAGTTGCGGTCTCGTTACTTCTCACGGTAAGCCTCCATGTTCATCATCTTATGCTTCATGCTTATATACGAACTGTTTAATCTTTCAGAGTCAGGATTATCAAAACCGAATTGTGCCTTGCAATAAACAATTACTGCCTGTGCGAATAATTTATTTTCTAAATCTTCGTTAATTCCAGATGAGGCTAAATCAAGTATGGCTGCATCAACTAGGTCCGCAATTTCTTCATTTAGCCCTTCATCTTTACTTCTAATCCTTAGTGCGGTTTTGACTTTTGAAATAATTGTTTCTTTAGATACAGCCATATACCATTACTCCTCTGTCTTTTTCTTACGAGCTACAGTTCTTTTCTTTGGTTCTTCCGCTGCATGTGCATCTTCTGAAGGTGTTTCTTCTGCAGGTGTTTCTTCGATTGCCTCAGCTACTTCTTTTTCAACAAATAGCTTCAATCTATCTTCTGCACACTCTTCTATTGTGAGGATTTCTCCTGGTGAAAAATCCCTTTCTTCTTCAATGCCACGGAAAAGCCTTGTGACTTTGATTTTCATTTCCTATTCCTCCTATACTGCCTGAACCAGCTTAATGTGTGCAAATGCCCTAGTGTCAAGAACACCACCATCTGCTATCATATATTCAACATAGTCAGTTTTTCTTGCTTTCGCATGATCTTCTACAGTTATTGACATTTCTTCATTTACGTTAAATCTGTATCCTCTTACAACATTGCCGATAATAATTTCATTATCATCTAGTGATGCATCTTCTTTTACATTCATGCCAAACACTTTAGCGACTCCGTCATCACCTACCGATGGAACGAAGAATGGTCTTCCCATTTCGTCAACAACATTGGCAAGGACTGTCCATATAACTTTTGAGTTTGCATAAACTTTAGCACCTTTTTTGTAACTTGAATGGATTTTTGAAATTGCATCTGTAAGTTCTTTGTAAGCAAGTTTTCCAGTTTCTTTTACTGTTACTTGCTGTCCTTTGTCACTTTCTAATGCTTTAATTATTCCTATTGGCTGATTGTTGCCATCCCCCTTTGTTACTCCTGTTCCTAGTGCTGCAGACATCCTCTCACCTAGTTCATTGATTAAAAAATTTTCAAAGTCATCAATTGCCATCTTTTTAAGCTTCCATGAAATCGTTGCAGCCTTTGATAATTCGTGTCCTTTAAGTATTAGATCCCCGAAATCATTTTCCTCATCTTCTGTGTCAATTCCTTCGACATACCACTTAGCATCTCCCGCTTTGATTCCATTATGTTTTGGTATTCTTAGTTCGCCAGGCACACTTGTCCTTTCCATATCCTCAGCTACACCGTATCCTTCGGTTGCTCTTGCCCAAATTTTGTCCTGGGTAGTTCTTGGAATTAGTATCGCAGTATTTTTTGTGTCATGTGTAAATGCGTTGTTAAATGCCTTGTTTTCCTCAGCAATAACTGCCATCTCTGATGCTGTTAGGCTCTTGCCCAAAATTGAGTTTAAAAATGCTTCTCTGTAATTGTTTTTCACTTCGTTTGTACCTCCAATTGTTTTTAAAATTTTCCCTTCTGCTTCGTTTTTGAATTCTCCAACCTTGTTTTCTGCTCTTGGTAGAATTTCATCCTTTAAATTAAAATTGTTTAGCTTTACTTCTACATTGCCCTTCTTCTCTTTCGGATCCTTTTCTTTTTCTTCTTCAGTAGTTTCCTCAGTTTCCTCTTCTTCGTCTGGTTCCTGTTCGTCTGGATTCTCTTCCTGAGGTGCTACTTCCTTGTCTGGATTCTCTTCCTGAGTTTTTTCTTTTTCGTCTGGGCTTTCTTTTGTTTCTTCTTCGTCAGGCTTTACATTTGTTATTTCTTCATCTTCTAACGCCTGCTTCAATTCCTTGCTCATCTTACCTCCATGAATTTGATTCTTTACTTTGTTTATAACTTCTTTTGCTAGTATCGTGGTCTCGCTATTAAGCAGCATAGGTGTTTTGGCATCATCAAATAATATCTCGTCAATGAATCCCTTTTCTTTAGCATCTTGGGCAGTTAGCCATGTTTCATTATTCATAAGAGCAAGCAATTCATCTTCCGAGAGTCCAGTTTTCAGCCTATAAGCGTTTGCAATCGTTTTGTCACAGCCACTTAACACCTCTGCTTCATGAGTCATGTTATTTTTATCTCCAGCAGTAAATGTTGACACGTTGTGTATCATCATCTGTGAAGTTGGAGACATTTTTATCACGTCACCTGCCATTGCAACTACCGATGCCATGCTTGCAGCAAGCCCCGTTACTACCGTTGTTACTTTCCCTTTGTGATTTTTCAGTTTTGTGTATATTTCTGAGCCTGAGAAAACATCACCACCATTTGAATTTATATTTACGGTTATATCCTCATCAGGATCATCTATATTAACCATATTTGGTGATGTGTATTCCATGCCTAGCCATTCGTATACTTCAGCATAATCATTTGGAATTATTGGTCCTCTAATATCAATCTGCATCGTTATCCTCCTGTCTTGTTGGTGCTGTATCTAATCTTCTGACCATGACATCACCGCCTTCTACTGGCGCATACCCCATGATCTCTCTAACTTCATTTGGTGTCATCATGCCCCTATCCACAAATTGCACTAATTGCAATTTTGTGCTCATAGATGCAAATGATAAGTTAGAGGCTTCCAGTTTAATTTTGTTGTTATAACTGCGTTCTTTTCTTGTAAATAGTTTTCTTGTTAATTCGTTTGAAAACTGGATTAAATCAGGCTCGATTACATTTTCATAATAAGAAATCCATTCATCTTCCGTATATTGTGAATGGATTATTTTCTCGTTAGTATTAAAATATGCGTAAACTCTTTTTATAATATTCTGATTTTGCAAAGCATTTGGCACATAATCTTCCGTGTTAACTCTTATAACCTCTGCATCTGCACCAACCGCTGCAACACCACCTGTTTTAGCCTCTGTTGATGTGTAAATCTCAGCAAACTCTGCTGCCCTTTTCTCTAAATCTTTTTGTTTTAATGCTGTTGTGAATTTAAGTAGCCATCTAATTACAGTTGAATTCTTTATCGCATGGACAAGTCCTTGATCCATCGTTCCTACAACGTCCATTAAATCTGTTAGTGCCTTGCCTGGAGTGCTCCCAAGAAATACATCGGTTCCATAGTCTTTTCTAAGATGTATTA